CCGGCTCCCGCCCAAGGTATCCTGCGCCCGGCGCAGATCGCCCGGCTTATCCCTCGCCTGAAAAAATCGGCTGAAAATACTCATAGCAGTAAAAGCCCCCTTTCATCGTAAATAGAGGCCCCGGTATCCCCGCCGCCTCGAATGGCCCGGTCAAGCGCCATAATGGTCGCCACCGCGCCGTCAATCTTTTCTGTTGATTTCTCCTTATCCGGTTTTACATTCCCCGCCGGATCGGTGCGGACGTGAATGTTATCCATCATCCAGCGCAGAACCGGGTGGCCGCCATGGGCGAGCTGTTCGTCCAATGTCAGGCGCATCAGCTCCTTGGTGGGCGGGGACATATCCTTAAAGCCCTGCCCGAAGGGAACCACCGTAAAGCCGAGGCCCTCCAAGTTCTGCACCATCTGCGTCGCGCCCCAGCGGTCAAAGGCAATCTCCCGGATGTTATACTTTGCGCCCAGCTCGTCGATAAAGGACTCAATAAACCCATAATGGACGACGTTGCCCTCGGTAGTTTTCAGATACCCCTGCTTCTCCCACACATCATAGGGGACGTGATCCCGGCGCACCCGCAGGTCGAGGTTATCCTCAGGAATCCAAAAGAAGGGCAGTATCATATACTTGTCGCCTTCGTATTCCGGGGGAAAGACCAGAACAAAAGCGGTAATATCTGTGGTGGAGGACAGATCGAGGCCGCCGTAGCATACCCGCCCCCGCAGCGCCTCCGGGTCTACCGCAAAAGCACATTTGTCCCACTTTTCCATGGGCATCCAGCGTACAGACTGCTTTACCCATTGGCAAAGCCGAAGCTGCCGGAACAGGTTTTCCTCTGCCGGGTTCTGCTTGGCGCTTTCGCAGGCCGCCTGTATTTTTTCAATATCCACCGTGATCCCGATGGAAGGGTTGGCTTTTTTCCACACCTCCGGGGAAGTCCAATCGTCGCCTTCATCCGCACCATAGATCACCGGATAAAAGGTGGGGTCAATTTTCCGCCCGTCCAGAATATCCTGCGCCTTTTGGTGTACCTCATAGCAGATCGAGTGGGGATCGTTCCCCGCCGTGGTAATGAGGAAATAAAGGGGCTGCTTTCTGGCGTCGCCGGAGCCGTGGGTCATAACATCATAGAGCTGCCGGTTTGGCTGGGCGTGCAGCTCGTCAAATACCACCGCATGGACGTTGAGGCCATGCTTGGTGTATGCCTCTGCGGAAAGTACCTGATAGAAGCTCCCCAGCGGCTTATAGATCAGGCGTTTCTGCGACAACACCGGCTTGATGCGGGATTTGAGGGCCGGGCATTGCTCCACCATACCGCAGGCCACATCGAATACGATGGAAGCCTGCTGCCGATCAGAAGCGCAGCCATAAACCTCGCCGCCGTATTCCATGTCGCCGCAAGTAAGCAACAGAGCCACCGCAGCGGCCAGTTCGGATTTTCCCTGTTTCTTGGCAATCTCGATGTATGCGGTATTAAACTGGCGGTAGCCGTTGGGCTTCACGATGCCGAACAAGTCCCGGATGATTTGCTCCTGCCAGTCAATGAGTTCAAAGTTTTGTCCGTACCACTCGCCTTTGGTATGTTTCAGGCAGCCGATAAAGGAAACAGCCAGATCAGCCAGCTCCCGGTTATAGGCCGAACCTTCCGCCATGAAGCGGGTGGGCTTATATTTCTTTAATTTGCGTATATCCGTCGCCTCCTTTCTCACGGCAACAAAAAAAGGAACCTTCCCCGATATGGGGAAAGTCCCTTAAAAATAATTTTTAAGTTTCAAGTGCCGGTTCTATTTCCCTGCTTCGTATAGAACCGCTCTGGCATAGGTGATGCGGATAATCTCCTGCGGGTAGTATTCTGCGTGCCTGCCGAACCGCTCCTCGAATTTCCGCCGATCTGCCGCCACGATATTCCAAGTGCTGTAATAGTTCTTACAATCGCGGCGCAGCTCCTGCGCCTCCGTCTTGAAGGAAAATTCCTCGCCATCCTTGCAAATGGTGACGTTTACCGTCTTGGCAGAGGTGGTATTTATGGCGGCCATGATTTTCTTGACGATATGTACCGGGTTGTTCCTATCGTCCACAAGCGCCTGATATTCCGCCAGTTCCACGTCATTGCAGAGGAAGTCAAAGAGCATTTCTTCCTGATTGCCCTCCATGTAATCTGTGGCTTCTTTGGCGGCATAGCCCTGTGGGTCTAAAATATAGGAAAGCAAAGAGTCCTCCGTCCAGTTTTCCGCTTCATAGAAGCACTGGAATGAGGGAGGCTCATATTCCGCAGCGTCCAGAAAACGCTCTCGAGCCTTACTCTTTGCATAATAGTCCTGTTCATTTTTCAGTTTCCGAAGCAGCTCCGGGTCGGATAGCTCCGCGATTTGAAGGTTACGCCTGTCGTTGGCAACAGCGGCCTCGACTAACCGCTGGACAGCCTGTCGCAAATTTTCCCGCAACTGGCCTGCGCTACGCTCCTGTGTATCCTCACCGGCCAAGCCCTGCACATCATATTGTGCGTCATACAGCTCGCCATCCTTCCGGCAAAAGATACCGGCATATTTGAACGTGCCGCCACGGGCCAGTTCCTTGCCGGAGTATTGCCGCTGGCAGTAGAGGTAATCGAACACCTCGCTTTTTGCTACACGCACAAAATAGTAGGTCATGCCTGCGCTCTGGATCATACAGGCATTCTTTTCCGTTTGGCCGAGCCAGCTTAAAAAATCCTTATTCATGGCCCTTACTCCTTCCTGCATAATCCAACCGCTTACATTGCTCTACTGTGGCAGCCTGCATATCAGCAAGCAGGGTTTTAAATTTACCGCTTGCAATCACCAGTTTCATGGTGACACTTTCAAAAGGGAAATAGGCTCCTGCTGCCGGATCATACCGGCACACCCACCATTCATCCCCGCCGTTCACCTGATTGCAGAAGAATAAATCCTGATACACCACACCCTGCCGGATGCTCCAGTTGCCATGCTCAAAGAATAACTTCAACATGGCAATGTCCTCATACTCATAAAAGGTATAGGGGCTGTCCTCCTCCAAACACGGATCGTCCATAAAGGCAAGGCCATGTCGTTTCAGCCAGCAGTTACGCTGACAAAGAGCCACCAACGTATCATGTAGCTTGGGGGATACCGGCTTTCTGGCCGCCCGCATAGGGCCATATTTTTTTTCATATTCTTCTCTAAAATTACTCATAGCCGCCCTCCTTACATTTCATACCCGGCGCACCGGATAATTTCTTTGATTGCGTTCATGGCCCGCTTTGGGCTGGAATAGTCACGGGTGCCAAGTGCGCGGCCATCCTGAAAGAGCTGGATGATTGGCACCCCGTAGCTGATATATGCCGTGATTTTATAGGTGCTTTCCATAGGGCCATAGAAAGCCACGTTATCCGTCCGGCGCCAAGTGCGCTGGTAGATAAAATTTCCGTCGTAGGTAGTCGCTCCGAGGTACTGGAAGCCATGCTCCCGCATAAGGCCCTCGAAGGCCGCCTGCTTCATTGCGTCTGTTTGTTTCATGGTGAAACCTCCTTCGTTTGATGTGGACAGAGATTACTCTGGAACACCTGAAAAAGCAAGGCTCACCAACAAAAAAAGCCCGGTTTTCCGAGCTTTTGACGATATGTTTTTAATAACAGGAATGGGCGATATACGCGATTTCCCATATAGCGTCCCGAAGGCCGCTCTGAATCGTTTGTTCTGCGCCAACTCGCGGGTTGGGCTTGCCCTCCACAACCAGATAGCACTCAATGATTTCTCCGTCCGGTCTGCGGGCGTGGAGCCATTCCATACTCTCTATAGAGGAATCCAGTTCGATCAGGAAGCAGTTTTCTTTCTCCTCTAAGTAGTCCAGATACCCCCAGCGGATACGGACGCGGTTCTTGTTAATGCTCTTAACCGACCACTGCCAGTTTTTATCCTTGTCGTTTTCCTTTGCCACCAGTTCCCGGATCAGGTCTTTATAGTTGCGCAGGTCTATCATATTGAAATCCTCCTTGTATTTGGTGTGGCAGAGCTTACTCTGGAACACCCTAAAAGACAAGGCTTCTCGACGAAAAAAGCCCGTTTCCGGGCCTTTTTCTTAATAATTCAGTGCTATGAAATAAATGTATTTCCCGTCAATCTGTGCCGCATAGCCTTCTCCGCTCAGGATTTCAAACGCACACTCCCGGCGCAGATAGACTCCCTCAAAATCATCATTGAAAGCATCCTCGGAATCGTATATGTCAAGGCATTGCTCTGCATGTTCGCGGCTTTCTGCGGTTTCAAGAGAGAAGTCTGTTTCAAACGCCGCATTTACCGCGTTCAGATTCCGAGCCAGCCATTGCCAGTGTTCTCTGCGCATTATATCACCAGCCTATCCGCGCTGTTGGATATTTCGCAAGTAACTTTTCCCACGGATCAGCAGCGCCGGAAGCTGCGACCTCCATCACCGCAAGGAACGGGAAGCAATAGAGCGCCATCCCGGCCCCGGTGTCCTCGTTGACCCACACCTGATTTTCAGAGCCATTTACCACGATGAAACAGGAATAGCCGGTGTCCTGATTGTCGGCGATGTTCCGCCATTCCGCCTCGGAAATCTGTGCGGTCTGCGGTATCCGCTTGTGCAGCGGCAGAGGCGCATGTCCCGCTTCACCCCGGTTTTCATCGAGAAAGCGAACAAAATCCGAGAAACCATGTACCAAAGGGCTGGTAAAATAGCGGGAAATCCCGCCACCTTGTATCTCAAAAGCGCATCCTTTATTCTTCATTTTCTGGCACCTCCACAAAATAAAAATGTTCCAAATCCTCGGAGGTGAAGCCGTGGCATAAAAGAAACGCCTCCGCCTCGGGCTGATTTTGAAAAATCCGGGTTTTGCCGGTATCATCCAGCAGGTATTCCAACGCCTCGTTAAGCGTGATCCCGTTCACCGGACGAGCCACCATGACAGGCGGCAGATAAAATGCGTCCTGTTCCTCCACCTCAATGGAATAGAAATCTTCATCACAATGAAAGCATTGATAACTGTACTCTGGAATGTCTGAGGGATAAACTGGCCTGCCACAGCGGCGGCAGATCATATCCGTGTTTTCATACCAGCGCCCCTTATGGAAGATCCCGCTCATTCAAAATCACCGACTTCCAAGATGCGGATTTTATCCGCACCATAGGCCACGCCCAGCCTGGAACCACAATCCCATTTTACATGAACCGTGGCTATGTCGTCCACAAATTCCACCGTCCCCCGGTCGCCGGGCTTTAATCGGCTGTATGGGTCGTCCATGAAAACCAGCTCCACCCGCGTTCCCTTGGGGTAGCGGGCGCGGACAGCCTCCACGATTTCTTTTCTTGGGAACCTCATTTCATCCGCCTCCTTTTCCGGTAAACATTCTCGGACAGGAAGGAGCCGAGGAATGTTTCTGCGCTGTCGAGGCCTTCCCATGCTTTCTCGGCAAGCAGGGCTTTGGATATCTGGCCCAAAAGGATGGCTCGCCGGATCGCACCGGCCTGCCGGGCCGCTTTTTGAATAAACCAGCGGAATTGTACCACGGGAGCGGCCTTCGCCTTAAAGGGCGGCATGGATACGTCCGGCTGCCCGCATACCCGGCAAAGGACGATGCCCAACCATTCCGTCACATATTCCGCGTCGGCAGTATCGCTGCTATTTATCCGCAAGCAGTCAACCGGCACTCTTTGCAGTCTTCGCGCCATCCGGCGCACATTGCGCAGGCTGCGGAGCGCAATCTGTAAATCACCCTTACTTCCCATAGGCCGCCTCCTGCATAAGCTGGCGGGTACGGAGCGGGTTCATGGAGCCGCAATACAGGCCGTCAGCCGTATCAAACACCCGGCCCCAGCCATCGGTTCCAACCTCTACCTTGGCCCGAAAGGCTTCCCCGTCTTTCCATTCCAGAACCGTTTCAAAAGTTTTCTTTGCCATAGTGTAAAACCTCCTTGTATTTGGTGTGACACAGATTACTCTGGACGGTGGCGAAAGACAAGCCTCACGAAACAAAAAAGGCCCATGACGGGCGCTTTTTATATTTTTATCTGCGTCTTTTGTGTTCGGCAGCGTTCCACCGGGCATCCATTTCCACCATCAGCTCATGGTTGCGGCGGATCAACTCGCGCTTTCTTTCGATGGTAGCGGTAGTCATTTCACAACGATTGGCGATTACTTCCTGTTTCAGCTCGCGGTAGGTCATTTTCTTAATATCCTTCATAGTGGACACCCCTTTACTTGATCCGCCGTCCACCCATAAGGCGAACATGGTCTACTTCATACCCAAGGTCGGCATAGGAATCTTTAATAATGCTCAATGCTTCGTCAGGATTTCCTGCTGCGGGATACTCATAATTCTGCTGCCATGAACCGTTTCCTTCCTCACGATAAGTCACTAACATTTTATACTCGTACATAATTTAACCTCCTGCGGCATTGCCTTTGTTTGATGTGGACTGAGCTTACTCTGGAACCACCAAAAAGACAAGCCTCACGGACGAAAAAAGCCCGTTTCCGGGCCTCTTTCTGTGGGTTAATGTACGGCAAATAAATAGGCGGGAATTTTTTCATATTCGTTACTACCGAAAGCCCTGCTCTGGCCGTTGATTTTAACCAGTCCTTCCAAAGTACAGCCGTTCTCGGTAAAAAGCCAAGCGGTTTGTACCGCGCTCGACCATGTGGAAGAAAAAGTGAAATACTCAATCCCATTTTCTCTAAGGCTGGAAATAAGAGCTTCCACATCCTTATCCCAAACTACGTCATGCAGGTCAATGTATTCGTTCCCATGTTCCGCAGCATCCACATAGAGGCGATATACGTTTGTGTAACTTTTTCCCCGGCCTTCAATCTTTTCAGAAAGTTTTCGGTAGGCTTCCCTTGCTGCCTCCATACCAGAGGAGCATCCTTTTTCCTTTGCCTCGTCATAGCGGGCCTTGAGTTGCTGCATTTCCATACAGTCCATAATGAGATGATTATTTATCATAGCTTTTTCTCTCCTTCGTTTGATGTGAGTGGAGATTACTCTGGAACACCCCAAAAGACAAGCTCAAAAGCCAAAATTCTCAAACTTATTTTTTAATCCGCCGGGCCTTTTCGCCGGTAAATTGCTCCCAGCGCAGGACGGTTAAATCGCAATTCATGGGATCGCTGTCCATGGCAAAACAGCGCCGCCCGCTTTGCTCGGCAGCGATCAGCGTTGTGCCGCCACCGCAAAATGGGTCAAGGATCAGGCCGCCCGGATCGGAGTGCATTTTGATACACCTCCAAGGCAGCTCCACGGGAATCGGCTGCGGGCCATCGGCCTGCTCCGGCACAGAAATCTCCCATACACCCGCATAGCCCCACTTGCGGCGCTCCTCTTTGGTAAGGCGTTTCACAAAGCGGTAATTATGCGCGGCGAAAGCAGACACCCATCCATATTCCTGCTGGTTGATTTCTTCCGCAGTATCCCCAAAGGCCGCCAGATATTCAAACTGTTTCTGCGGTTTGTTGCTGTTCTGGTGAGAAGAACCGACGCGGGCCGCCGCGCCCTGCCGTTTCCACACCCTGATCCAGAGCGGGCGGAAATTACAGTCCTCAAAGAGCTTCATGCTATAAAGGCCCACCGGCTCCATGTACTGTGTACCGGTGGTAAAAAGATCGTCCATTTTCCAGCAGACAATTTCCGCATGGCGGCAGAGATTTTGAACCGCAGCTCCCAGCCCTTCCAGCCATGGGGCCAGTCCATTCTTCCGGTAATCGGCCAGAGAGATCAGGGGCGGAGCCGCAAAACCACAAGCAGCCCGCTCGCCGCCGCAGAGGTATTCCATATCCTCGGCAGAAGCGGCATTTCCACAGAGAAGGCGGTGGCTCCCAAGCTGCCAGAGATCGCCCGGCTGGGTGGTTGCACCGCCAGCCGCCGCAATATCCGCCGCCGCTTCCTCTTGGTTAAAATCATCCTGTACGGCCTCGGCGGAATAAAAGCGGTTCATCAGCGCGTCGATTTCCTCCGCGTCGAAACCGGTGAAGGAAACGTCAAAAGCGGAAGCGTCCAGCTCGGCAATGACCTCGGAGAGCTTCGCCTCGTCCCAATCGCCCTGAATACGGTTCAGAGCAAGATTTAGAGCTTTTTCCTTTTCCAGCTCCAAGTCCACCACAACGCAGTCAATCTCTGTTTCGCCCATATCCAGCAGCACCTTTAGACGCTGGTGGCCGCCTACAACAAAGCCGGTGCGTCTATTCCAGACCACCGGCTCTACAAATCCAAACTCCTCAATGGAGCGTTTCAGTTTTTCATAGTCCTTGTCGCCGGGCTTCAAATCCCGGCGCGGGTTATAGGCCGCCGGGTTCAGCCGGTTGGCACTCACTTTCTGTATCAGCATTTTCTTCTCCTTCATCGGGCTGGTAGCCGCAGTCCGGGCAGGGAATTTGTTCTCCCGCCATGAAATAGTTTTTCTGGCAGACCGGACAAAATTCAAGCTCGTATGTGTCATACAGCTCGTTCAGTAAGGTTTCCGGGCTTTGCCAATCAACCGATTCAAAGAGTAAGGCAGCGACTTCCTCCTGTCCGTTACACATATCCAGAAAATTCTGCCGGGTATATCCTTCGTCGGAAAGCTCCGGCACATAGCATACCCGTTCCGGGTGGTGGAGAAAGGCTTCTTCATCCTTGAATATCCAGCCCTGCCGGTAATATTCCCGGTCAATGACGGCTTCCTGTTCTTCGGTTTCCGGCGTATAGCTGCCAACCTTCAAATAACTTTCGCTCATATCAAAATCCCTCACTTTCAAAATGTGACGACAGATTACCCTGAACACCCATAAAAAGCAAGGGCCTTATTTTTGGAGCGCGGAGGACGGGGTTGAACCGCCGCTTCCCACCGGTTGGTGGGCGGTCTGCCGTTAGCCTACCCGCGCATGAAAGGCCGGAGGCTATTCCTCCGGCGTAACCTTGCTGTGTCGTTCGGCAAAGGTGACTTTTTCACCTTTATACATTCCCGCGCCCAGCTCGTCGATTTTAGAAAAGGGAATCTCCGGCACCGTCAAATCCTTGCGCTTATCTTTATCTATGAAATAGATATACCGAAGCTGGAAACCGGGGATCGGGGTGGCTCCTACATAGTCCAGATATTTTTTGAAGTTATAGGTGCCGCCTGTTACATCAAAGAAGGTAAGCCCTCCCAGCTCCTTGCGGGGCGAGGTAGGGTTGCTGGCGAGTGTCATTTTATGGACGCGGGTGCCATCGGGCAGCTCCGCAAGGTTCAGATTTTCCTTGATACCGGTTAGGACAAAATTGCTGGCCCGGTAGATCGTACCGTCGCCGCAGGAGCAGGCATCCGCAAAGCTGATTACCCACTTGATCTGCGGGGCGTATTTCTTAATGAGCCGCAGGCTCATGGAAATGGCCCGGCTCTCGGAATTGCGAGGGAGGTAGCTGTCAAAAGCCATCCGGTTCAGTTCCAGAAACTCATTCCAGCCGGTATCCTTCACCAGTCCGATGATTTTTGATTTATCGAGGCTGGGGCCGTAGCTCATTACCCCGTGAAGGTTCCCGTCCAGAAATACGCCAAAATGTAAGGTGCTGTTATTCACAACCTTCCCGCTGTAATGGTGGGCCTTCATAAATGGGGTCGCCACCTTCGTCGGAATCACTTTCATTACAATCTCTTTTGCCCGGCCCATTGTCTGCCTCCTTTCCCACATGGCGCTCGGCCATCGTGATTTTTTCGCCTTTATACATCCCAGCCCCCAGCTCGTCGATCCGGGAGTAAGGGATTTCCGGCACCGTAAGCCTGCTGCGCATGGATTTGTCGATGAAGTATATATACCGGAGCTGGTAGCCCGGCAGCAATTCGCCGCCTGCGGCCTCCATGTATTTCTTCCACGCAAAGCCTCCGTCCGTCACATCGAAAAAGGAGCGCCCGCCCAGCTCCGGGCGTGGAGCCTTAGGCCGGGATTCCAGCGTCAGCTTGTGGATTTTACTCCCGTCCGGCAACAGGCAGATGGCTTCGTTTTCCTTAATGCCGGTGAGGACAAAATTACTGGCCCGATAGATGGCCCCGTCACCGCAGGAGCAGGCATCGGCAAAGCTCACGATCCACTTCACATGGGGCGCGTACTTTTTCAAAAGCCGGATGCTCAGGGAAATGGCCCGGCTCTCGGAATTGCGCGGAAGAACGCTGTCAAAGGCCATCCGGTTCAATTCCAGATATTCATTCCAGCCGGTGCCTGCCACCAGCGGCAGGATTTTGGATTTATTGAGGCTCGGCCCGTAAGACATAACCCCATGGAGCCGCCCGTCCAGAAATACCCCGAAGTGCAGGCAGCTATTATTCACCACAGTGCCGCTGTAATGGTGGCGGCGCACAAAGGGATTCGCCACCTTGCCGGGGATCACTTTCAGACTAATTTCTTTTGCTCTGCCCATTGACGCACCACCTCATAGACTCCGTTTCCCTTGTGGTTTTCATTGCCGAAGGTTTCTTTCACCTCGCCATGGGTGTGGACGTAATCAATGCAGGCAAGGATCAGCTCGGCCTGCTTGTCGTGCAGGGTCAGGCTGATCTGCTGATAGGGCTTTTTCTCGCCGGAATCCAGCGTAAATTCTTCTCCAAATTCGTCCTCCGAGATGGTTTCAAAACCGAAGGGACTCAAATCCTGCGCAATATCCGCCAATTCCAGCGGCAGCAGGTCAACGTCCCACTCAGCCAGCTCGCCGACCTTGTTATCCACCAGCCGGAAGGCTTTGATTTGTTCCTCCGTCAGCTCGTCGGCTATGACGCAGGGAACGGAATTAAGGCCCAGCTTTTTCGCCGCCTTGAAGCGGGTGTGGCCGGTGATGATTTCATAGTCGGCGGAAATCACCAAAGGGACAAGAAAGCCGTACTGCTTGATGCTTTCCGCCACCGCATCCACGGCCCCCTCATTCTTTCGCGGATTGTTCTTGTATGGGTGAATCTCCCCCAAGGGGAGCTGTATGATATTCATAAACGACCTCCTGAATAAAATTATGTTTTAACCGCCGCGCCGGGCAGAAAGCAGGCGCTCCATCATATCGTCGTGCGGGGTGGCCCCTTTGTACTCGGTGGAGCAATTCTCCCGGACGACCTGATAGATTTGAAACCACAGGTTATTGGCCTGCTTGGAAAAGCTCTGACTCATGGAAACATAAGGCGAGGGAATGGCGTTCCCCGTGGTAGGGTGCTTTGCCAGAAAGCCATACTCGGTGATACATTCCTCGCACTGTATCCAGCGGGAGATTGCCATGGCGTACTGCTCCAAAATCTGAGCGGGTATCAAATGGGCGCAGCCCCGCTCGTGGAGCCACGTCCATGTGCGCTTGTAAACCTCAACCGCCAGCAGCTCTTTTCCGTTTTTCTGCCGCGCCGCCAGATAGTCGCGGGGCGGCGGCATCTTTTCCCCTTGGAGGTCGGCGGTATCTGTAAACTCCATGACCGTCAATTTCCGTTTCCCCGGATTACCCTCGACTATTCTTTCCGACAGCGCCTTTTTCTTCTGTCCAGCGCCGATACGAGCGCCTCCGTGGCCGTTTGCCATGGCCGCCACCTCCTTTCTTTGAAATTGCGGGGTATATACCCCACTTGAAAGCGCGATTTTTCGCGCGATAGCCCACGCCCGCTGCCCGACGCGCCGGACGTAGAGATTTTCTTACCCCCGGAGGTTATCCCCACCGACCACCCTCGCGGGCGGTGATCTCAGAATGGCACCGCTTGCATAGGGCCATGAGATTGCTTTCTACATGGGTGCCGCCTTTGGACAGCGGCAGGATATGGTGGACTTCCTCGGCAGGGGTAATCTTACCGGCCCGCTTGCATTGCTCGCACAATGGGTGGGCTGCGATATAGCGGTCACGAATCCGCTTCCATGCGCGGCCATACCGGCGCTTGCTGGCCGGATCGCGCTGGTGCTTGTTGTAATGCGCCGTGATGATTTTCTGGTGTTCCTCGCAATAGCGCCCGGAGGTTAAGCGCGGGCAGCCGGGATAGGAACAGGGGCGCTTGGGTTTGTATGGCATACAGGCTGCCGCCTCCTTCCGGGCAAAAAGAAAGCCTCCGCAGATTACCCTGCGAAGGCCGCTGTATTTTTCTTTGTTGCTATTGTAATACTACCAGATTTCCATAGTGTCTTTCTATGTCTTTTAGTGTCCTCTTTCAGAAAAAACGAAAAAAAGGAGAGCCGAAGCCCTCCCAATCGCCTGCCTATTTCCCAGCCGGAACGAAGGCCGAGCATTGCTCCAAAGCCTTCCGGTGGAGCTTGTGGAGATAGCGCAGGTCGTATTCCATCTCCACGGCCACCTTCTCCCACGAGTAGAAGCACAGATACCGCAGCTCCAACAGCGTCTGATACTCCGGGTTCTCGATTCGTTTGATAATACCGACAATTTCCCGCTTCAAATCCACCAGCGTATCTATGTCCTCGTTAATCTCGTTTTCCAGATCAATGATTTTGACAATGACATTCTCCATGGACTGCACATTCCGGCTCCCGCTGGGCGGGGTGTCGGACAAGGTAGAGGTGGCCTTGGTCGCCAAGGCCCGCAGGCTCGCCACCTGTTCCAGCTTGCTGTTGATCCGCTGGTCGATGCGGTAAGCCTGGCTAAGATATTCTTTCACCGTCATAGGGAACCTCCTTCCGCAGAAATGGCGGCAGATACATCTTCCACGGAAGTCACCATATAGGCCGCGCCGCCAGCGGCCCTGATTTTCCCAAGGGTCACTTCCTGTAACCGGGTGAGCCGCCCGCCGGGCTGCTTCACCTCGAAAGCATAAAACCTGCCATCTATGCAGGCGATTATATCCGGGATGCCCGCTGTGCCGTACATTCCGCCGTGGGTTTTCCATGCAAAGCAGCGGGGCATCGTTTTCAGGTGCCGCAGGATCGCGGCCACAATTTCTCTTTCCAGCATATCTCGGCAAAACCGATGCGCCGGAAAAACCGGAGTTACCGGGTATTTACCACACTCTATATATTTTTCTTAAAAAAAGCCCTCATAACATACCTCTGGTAGTTACGCGCAAGGAATGAGGAAACCCCGGTTTTTCCGGTTTTCCCGGTACAAAAACGGTCAATCTGCCTCCACACCTCCTTCGCAGTAGGTGATCCCGCGCCAGATCCGGCGCTTGGAGAGCTTATCCCGGCCTCTGGTAATCTCCGGGAAACCGGCTTCCAGCTCTTTGTTGAAATTGGTCTGCGATACCGGCTTCATGCCTGCATTGCCGCAATATTCCTTGTAGCGTAGGAACAGGTCGTCCCGTACCGTCACGCCTTCTTCCTCGGCCACGCAGTACAATTTAGCGAAAGACAAAACGCTATTTGATTCAATCCGGTATTTTTCCAGCTCGGCCCGCGTCCGCTCGGTTTCGCTGAACACATAGCCGGAGGCGATCAGGCGTTTCAGGCCGGTAAGCGCCCACATGAGGATACCGTCCCGCTCGGCGGCCAGCTTTTCCGCCAGATTGGGGTCGCGCTTGGCCTTGGGAACGGATTTCTCAAACCGGATAATGAGGAGCCTGCGGTAAAAGCCCTCGGAGCGATCCCCATAGTTGCGGGGAATCTCATTGCAGGAAAACAGGAAACGGGCATAAGGTCGGAAGGAAAACGGGTCTTTGTTCTTCCGCTCGGCGGTGATGAAATCCTCGCCGGTGAGCGCCTTGAACATACCGTTGTCGTCAATGCTCTTGGAGGGCAGGTCGGCAAAGATATTTGCCAGCTTGCCGAACAGCTCGGCCCGGTTGAAGCGGTCGCCAAGGTTCTGCCACGGGATGTTGGACACATTCTCGCTGCCCAGCAAAATTTCCTGCACCACATTGAGCAGGGTGCTTTTGCCTGCGTTGGGCGCACCCACAAAGACAAAGGATTTCTGCGCCTTGTTCACCGGCAGGAGCAGGTAGCCCATGATCTCCTGAATGAGATGGATTTCCTCCTCGGCCAGCATACTTTCCAGATAGCGCAAAAACAGCGGGCAGCTTGCATCCGGCGCATAGGCCGCTTTGAGCTGCACCGTGGAGAAGTATTCCGGGGTGTGGGCCTTAAAACTGTTGTCGAGGGTATGATACAGACCGTTTTGCAGATTGAGGATAAAGGGGTTACTGTTGATTTCCTGAACCGGCTTCATTATGAGCATTTTCCACTGGCCCACGGTATCATTGATGGCCTGCATGGATGCACTCTTGGGGAGCATCAGCTCCCGCACCTTGGCCGCTGCCACCATATCCTCGCTTTCCCGGTACACGCCTCCCTGATAGAAGAAAAAGCTGCTGGCCGTATAGAAGGCGTGCATATTCTCGGCCAGATGGTTCGCCAGCAGGCCGGAAAGGAACCGCAGGCCGCCGCGCTCGGTTACTTCGTACCACTCCGGCAGACCGTTTTCCTCCGCAGCCTGCCGGGTTTCCTTTTTGGCGGCATACGCCTTGTACAGCTCCTTTTGATAGGCGGACAGAGCCTTGGTATCCGCCGCTTTCAGGCGGAAATGCTCCCGCAGCTCGTATTCAATGAATGTCCCGGCATCCAGAGGCTCAATGTTATAAAGGGACTCCCGGACAAATTCCTTCGCTGATCGCATATTCTCCACCGGGGATTTCTGCGCCGGTATGGCGGATAGGGCCTCCCGCAGTTCATCCAGCGACAAAGGCAGATAGCACAGGGCCGCCGGGGCCTTGCAGGTACACGCACCGTTTTCCAGCTTCGGGCAGACAAAGCCCTTTTCCGCAATGGCCTTACAGGTGATGGGCTTTGTACCGCTTCCAAGGAAATGCTGGATTTTCTCCTGTGTTTCCGCCGCCTTATAGCCCGGATACGGGGCCGACAGCTCATGGATAGCCCGCTCGCCGCCCTCAAAAACCGCCAGATTGGTAATCATGGCGTACCAATCATGTTCCGGGAGGGTGGCCCCATTGTACCGGCAATGCCGGATGAAGTCACAGCGTTTCAAGACCAGAGAAAGGCCCTGCTGCGTCCCTTTGGCCGCTGGCCCGGCAGGCGCGGCGGGTTCCTCGGAAATCTGCGGCAGGTATTGTTCCAGCTCGGCTTGCGTATAGCGAAGCTCCGGGTGAAAATGAATACATTCTACCATGACCGGCTCCTCCTTGCAATGGTAGAAGCCCGGCAGGCGAAGCACCCGGCTTTCATTGACGCAGGATCTGTCCCCATGAAACTGAGCCACGAGGCGCTTTTGTACCCGGCGGAAGGTTGCCACGTCCCCATCCTTGATAAGCCAGTAAGTATGCAGGGATTTCCGGGTTTTCACAATGAGCGAGGGTTCCAGCGGGAACGCTTCAATCTGTTTAAGCTGCTCGTCCAGCGGCAGCTCGTCGCACTCCATAAACTGCGCGTTGATCCGGGTGATCTCGCTGTCTTCATGGCCTCCGAAGTTCACCACAAAATAAATGCCCCGGTTTTTCTCGTTGTGCTTTTTTAGGGAATCCATCAGGCCTGGCAGGCCGGAGAGGGTTGTTTCCAGCTTGGCCCCTTTGAAGGTTCCGGTTTTTCTATCGTCAAATATCCGCAGGCAGATGCGCTCGCCCGGCCCGAAGAAGGGGCGGAGAAATTCTTCCAGCGGGATATTCAGTGCTTTCTTCATTTCCGTACCACCTCCACGCATCGTTCGGTAAAGTACCGGACAGGCAGGCCGCGCTCATGGGCCTTTTCAATCTCCACCGCCATGCCCTTTGTGATATTGCCGCCGAACACCCACACCTCCTTGCACTTGCTCTGTAAGACCAGACCGAAGAAGATGCCAAGGCGGCGCTGCTCCGGGTCGCTTTCCTCCATGAATTGAGGGAACAGCAGGTGCGGCGCGATGGGGATACAGTTCTCCGATACCGCAAACCGGCAGAAATCCCGCGCCCGTCTGGTATTGCGCTCAATATTTCCGGCAAAGGGCGAGCTGATAAAGACCAGCGGTTTATAGGCGGTGCGCTTGGCCTCCCGTTCAATATTCATCAGGGCCTCATAGGCGGTGGGATCGAGATACCGCTCCGCATTATACAGGTTCACGCTCATCGAGCCACCTCCATTTCTGCCAGTTCCCCGAAGCTCGGCCCAAAAGCGGCCTCCGCCACGATAGGCACGTCAAATTCCGGGAAGGGCTGGGCCTCCATGCAGGAACGGATCAGAGCCGCCGCTTCCTCCACCTTGTCGGCGGGCAGTTCAAACACCAGCTCGTCATGGATTTGCAGCAGAGGCCGCAGCCACGAATAGTCCGGCAATTCCACAATCAGACGGCCAAGGGCCAGCTTCAAAATGTCGGCGGCGGTTCCCTGTATGGGGGTATTCATGGCGCACCTCTCGGCAAAGCTCTTTTTGCCCCAATCGTCGGAAACGATACCCGGCAGATACCTGCGACGGCCCAGCCACGTTTCACTGTACCGGCGCACCTTGGCCTGCCGCTTTACTACATCCTGCCATAAAGAGAGCTGGGGATAACCGGCTTTGAGATTGGCAATGATTTTCTCACATTCCGCCAGCGGGGTATCGAGGCCAGCTTTGAATTTCAATGTCCGTTGCAGGCCCTTGGGGAACAGGCCGAAAAATACGCCAAAATTACAGTTTTTAGCAATCGTCCGGCGCTCCTTGTAATGCTCCGTGTTTTTATCTGCCGCTTGCTCAAAGGGGATGTGATAAATAACCGAGGTGGTCTGCGCATGGATGTCGCCGCCGTTCCGGTAGGTTTGGAGCATCTTTTCATCCCGGCAGTAGAAGGCCCCGACGCGCAGCTCAATCTGCGAAAAATCCAGCGAAAGCAGGACACAACCTTCCGGGGCCACAATCATAGAGCGCACCCCGATGGGGTCGTTGTCCTTGCGCGGGCAGTTCTGCATATTCGGGTTCCGGGCGGCAAAGCGGCCCGTTTCCGTCCCCAGCGGCATGAGGTCGGGATGTATCCGCCCGGTGGCGCTGTTGATATGCCGAAGATAACCGTCCAGATAGGTGCCTTTGATTTTTCCCCAGCGCCGGTATTCCTGCACCAGCTCAAAGAGCCGGGTCAGCTCCGGGCGGTTCTCCCGGCACCATGCGGCCAGCAGGATCATGGTTTCATCGTCGGCGGCCTCCTGATACTTGGCCGTGGTTTTTACCACCGGAAGGCCAAGGTCTTTATAAAGATAACTTTTGAACGCAGAGGTGGAGGCATTGGCCCCAATCTCCACGTCGCCGATTAGGAAGGCGATTTCCTCTCGGATGGCAGAAATCCGTTCCTCGGCCTCCGCCTGCTTGGCTTCCATGGCGGCCCGATCCATGAGCAGGCCATTATACCGCATCAGGCCGCAATACACAGCGGTCGGGGACTCGATCTGCTCCACAATGCGGCGGTGCCGGGGCAGGTATTGATCGAACCAGCCGTTGAAAAGGTGATACAGCCGCAGGGCATAGTCGCTGTCGGCGCAGGCATAGCGGACGGTTTCCTTGTCCTGTGGGTCAAGCTCGTCGAAGAAGCGCCCGGCGGTTACGGTTTCAAAATCCGGCAGCTCCACATGGAAAAGCTGCGGCACAAGGGTTTTAAGGCCGCTGTCCGACAGGCCACGGAAAGCGGTGCTGTTTTTCAGGGTAAGCTGGGCCGCCGCGATGGTATCATAGCAGGGCGGCTGCACGATTACCCCCAAGGCATACAGGAACATGGACTCGAAGGCCAGATTGTGGGCCACCTTTATCACAGTAGCGTTCTCAAATACGGCCTGCCGCAGATAGTCCATGACCGCCTCCGGCCTTTGGATATTCCGCCCCGCCCGGTGCCGCAGCGGGATATAGATGCCGCTGTCCTCGGATACGGAAAGGCTCACTCCGGTAATGGCAGCCTTGTGGGCATCCAGTGCGGCCCGCTCCTCTGAGCGGTATTCCTCGATGGGCGAGGTTTCAAAGTCGAAGCCGACCACGGCGGCCTCGGCCAGATAGTCTTTTATCTTTTTCAGTGACAAAGCACAGGTATAACTCATTTTTCCTCCATTCTGCCCGGAAAGCGGAGGAGGCCCGAAGGCCCCGCTCCGCTGGGCGAAAGTGCTTATTGCAGGGGTTCCACGATCTCGCCGGTTTCCGGGTCAACCAGCGGGCCAGCCTCGGCAGGCTCCTCGGTATCAAAGCCCACGCGGCGGCTGTACTGCTTCACCTGCTCGGACAGGCGGTTAATGAGGATTTGCTCCTCGCTGGTAAGCGGGCGGTCAATGGTAAATTGCGCCTGCGAGTATGCAATGCCGCTGGCATTGGTGGCCTTTTTTAAAGAAAAGCGGGTCACGACCATGTTGCTCTTTTTGCCCTTACTGAGCAGGCGCTTGATGTAGCGGGAAAATTCCCGCATCGAGCCGGTGGGCAGGGAGAGGATCAGCGGGAACAGCTCGCCCTCCCGCAGCAGGAATACCCTGCGCCGGGTTTTGCAGGCTTTGCTGTTGTTCTCCCCGGAGCCAAACTGATTAAGGGGGCACTGTGCGCAGACACCCCCGGGTGTGCCTTCCCCGGTTACGCCATCGAAGGAGCCGCAATCGGGCGGGTTGCTGCCTCCGGTATATTTCTCCTTGTAATACTGCAAGACCGGATGATGGTGCAGGATCACGGCGGAAAATTCCTTCACCATTTCCGGCTCGTCCGCCTCGTCGCCGGGCAGCTCGAACATGGTGGCACCGCCAGACGGGATCTTCACCCGGTCAAAACCGCCCTCCAAGCCTTCCAGCTCCTCGGCCATACTCTCGTTCATATTGAAATCGGCAAGGGCCAGAAAGCCGCTGCCCGTAGTCATAAGTTCGTTCTTATCGCTCATGGATAAATCCTCCTGATATTTTTACTTTGCGGCCTTGCGCACGCCCACGGTGGTTTTCTCAAACACATTGACAAGGCCATCCAGCCAATCCGGCAGCATATCGCCGTTTTCCGCCACCTGTTCCTTGACAAAGGCGGAGAGGCTGTTGGCGTTGACGGTTTCATACACAAGGTCGCCGAAGCCCCCGGCGCGGAGGGCGGAGAACAATTCCTCTTTCCGGCCCGCCACGGCGGAAGCGTGGGTTTTGGTCGTCAGGCAGAACATGGTTCCGGAGCGGGTAAAATTCTGCGTTTCACTCTCGGCCATCAGCTCGGAGAGGCGGTAGTCCACCTCGTCCATTTCCGCCTTGATTTCTTTCAAGTACTGCTCGACCTCGGCCTTCTCGTCACGAAGCGCCCGGAGCCGGTCAGCCAGCTCAAACATTTTTTCTGTATCCATCGTTCCTCCAAATCTAAGCAGCAAAGGGATTTCTCCCGCTGCGGTAATCGTCAACAAGGGTTCTCGCAAGGTCGGCCTTGCTTTCCAGTGCCGCCAGCACCTTTTCATCCACAGTGCCACGGGCCACCAGATATAAATAGGTGCAGGGCATCCGCTGGCCCACCCGGTGTATCCGGGCCTTGGTCTGCTCAAAGTTCGACATGGAATAGTCGAGGGAATAAAAGACCATGGTAGAGGCAGCGGTCAGAGTAATGCCAAGCCCCGCTGTGGCAATCTGGCCCACAAAGGCCATGACCTCCGGCTCATTTTGGAACCGCGCCACCTGCTCGTCCCGGTTCTTCACCTCGCCGGTGATGCAGGAATACCCAAGGCCCCGCTTTTCCAGCAATTTGCAGATGGCTTTGATTTCCGGGATAAAGCGGGCAATGATAACCAGCTTTTTCCCTTCGGCCACAGCCCCGTCCAGAATATCCTCCAAAGCAGAGAGCTTGGCCGCGCTTACCTGCTCCACGGCAGCGGTTTCGTCATTTCCGAGAAAACCGCCGGTAAGCTGGGACAGCCGCAGTAGCCGGGTGAGGATGTTGGTGGCTGTAACCTCGCCACCGGCCAGTTCCGCATAGCTTTCTTTAACGAGGCCCCGGTATATCCGCAGGGCGGCAGGTTCCAGCTCTATCTGCCGGATCATATCGGTGGTTTCTGGCAAATCCAGACATTCCGCCTTCGTCGCCCGGTAGGAAATGCTGTGGAGCTTCTCTGTCAGCTCGCTCTCCATAGATTTCTTCAAAACCGGGGTATGGTTCCCATAGCCCACCATATCAAAGTAACGATTGCGGAAAGCATAGAAGCTGTTCCCATAAATGGCCGGGTTCAGGAATTTATACTGGCTGAACACATCAATGGCCTTGTTAGTGATAACCGTACCGGTGAGCAGGAGCCGGTAGCTGGCCTTTGCACCCATCCGGTGCATGGCCTTACTGGCGGCGATATTGTGGGTTTTGATCTTGTGGCCCTCGTCCGCGATAATCAGGTCGGGGTGCCATGCGGTCAAAGCCTTTTCCAGCCGCCATGCGGACTCGTAGTTTACGACCACCACCTGCAGGGCGGTGCCGTTCATGTGCCGCAGGGTATCCAGCTTCTTGGCGCTGCTGCCGGAAAGAACCGCCAGCGCATACGGGAAGGCAGCAAATTTCTGAAATTCTTCCTCCCATACGCCAAGGATAGAGAGCGGGGCCACGATCAGCACCCGGCGAATCCGGCCCATCTGTGAAAGTGCGCCGGTAATGGCGATGGTAGTCAGTGTTTTCCCTGTACCGGGTCAACCCATTTCCATGAGGAGCGCAGCCCCTTTACTGGAAATGTTCATTTGCACCACCTCCCTTGCGGATCGCGGCACTGGGTCTTGGTATGCTCCGCCTGAGAGGGCAACACCTCTAAATTCATCGGGTCGTTGTTCAGCTTGTCCCCGTCCCGATGATGAACGACTTCTCCGGGCCGCAGGGGCCTGCCCAGCATGGCTTCCGCCGCCACGCGATGCTCGTGTCTGCCGTAAAATTTCCGGTAAGCCTTCCCGGCACCTTGGCCGGACAGCTTCTCCCGGTGCTTTCTGCGGGAGGACACCACCCCGCCCGGTTTGTTGAGGGGGTTGGCGGTACGGTTGTATTCCGTCATACGGCCAGCGTTCCACTTACGGGCATGAGCCGCGCAGCAGAAATTGTGCTGGCGCACCTCATGGGCGGGCTTTTGGAAGCTCCTCCCGCACAGGTTGCATTTCACCGTCACTTGGGCCATCCCGATCACCTCCCGGCAGCAGGCCAAACAGGCCGCAGACAAAATTGAAGGCTTCGACCTGGTGTCGGTAAGGCGTTGCCTTAATCGGCATAGGCAGGGCCGGACGGACATTCTCATGCACAATCATGGCTGCCCACCTCCGGCACCTCCTGAACCGACAGCGCCTGCACACTGTCGCCGGGGACGATGATCGTCACACGGCGCGTATCCCCGAACAAACGCCGCAGCACCCGCTCGCGCAGCCGAACCGTCTTACAGCGGACTATGCCGCCGGTTTCCGGCCCGCTGGCAATGCAGATTTTCAAGTTATGTTTCATTTGCCTTTCACCTCTTTCTGAGAGCCGGTTTTTGTAGCTCTCACTGTTAGGCCACGGGAAAGACAAATTGTAAGGGTCAGATTAAAAATTATTTTTAATCTTCTGGTATATCCGCTTTAGGCGGTCATGGATTGCCACATGGGAAACGCCTTCTTCACGGGCAATCTTCGAGATTTTCTCATTTTCAAAATAGACTCGGCGCACCAGCTCCCGCTGGGCCGGGGTAAGGGCCTCCATGGCCCGGAGCAGGCGGGCCATATCCTCCCGCTTCAAAACTTGCTCCTCCGTATTTTCAGGGGAGAGGAACGCCTCGCCTTCGTATTCCATACCGTCGAGGGAAGTATGGCGGCGGGTTTCCTTGTGGTCGTTGTTATATTCCTGCCGGTCAAAATCCACCAGCAGCTCCCCAAGGTTGTCGTCCACCTCAATTTCAGAAATTTCTCCATTTACAAATTCATACCGGACTTTCATTTTGCCGTTCTCCTTTCGGAGCCCGGCAGGCGGCACCTTGGCCGCTAAAACGAAAAAAAGAGCCTGACAAGCAGCACAAAAGTGCCGCTTGCCAGGCTTGGTGTCGTCTCCACCATCTTTCGGGTGGTATCATGGAGGTTTGACCGCTATCTAAGGAATGAAATCGCCCCTCCGCGCATCATGCACAAACAAACGCGCGCACCGGTTTCCCGGCTTCGCTGTCCGTTGCCCGTCCTCATATACATTCCTTATGAGGGCTGTAGTATTGCCGCAGCTATCCGGTAAGTCCCGGAATCCTGCCCGGAACATTCGGTGTTTGCTATTCAGTTTTTATTACCCCGATTTCTGCGCCGCAGTGCCCGCACTTCACATAATAATCGGGATACCGGCCCTTCTTCGGGATAATCAGCCGTGATTTGGTATCTGGTGCGGAATCCATAAACCGCCGCCCGCATTTCGGGCAGAGGATCGGCTTCCGTTCATCTGTCAGCTCATATTGTTCAACCTCCTTCTTGCTTCGGCGCAAGTCTAAGCACCCCTTTCCGCCAGAGCCGATCCGGCTGCCGGGGAGCGGGCCTGCGATCTGTGCGCAGCTATTCCTCCACAATGTCCGTGAGCCAATGCGCCACCGGTCTGGAAAGAAGCCGCGCGTTGAGGTACGCCATCTCTAAGGTGAGGCAGGTATTCCCCAAGTAATACCCGTCCATGATCGTGAGAGTCATGGCAAGGTCGGGCTGCTCCATATCGGTCAGACAGATCGGCAGCAAGTATTGTACCCGGCCCTGATACCCCTGTGGAACCACAATGCTCGGTTCCACCACAGCCTTCCGCCGCGCCAATTCAACTGCCGTTTCTAAGAGCAGGGGCAGGTTTTGCGCTTCTCGGATTTCTGCCGGGATACGGGAAAGGTTCTCCGCATCGCCGAGGATATGCTCCACGTTGACGCGGATTGGCCATTCCGGGTTGTAATTGACGCCATATTGCGTCATATAGTAGCTGGGCTTCTTTGGCAGCGGGGAGATGTGCCGGAGCATCGGCGACAGCTCGTCCGCAAAGCCTCTGAAATACCATTCCAGCAGGGAGTCCTTCTTTTTATTCCGATCAAAGCAGGCATAAATGGCTTTGTATCGCCGGGTGTAAAGGCCCGTATGGAAGCAGCAAAATTCATTCTCAATGTGGAAGTAATCTGCCGCACTGCTGGGGTTTCTTTCGTCCTTGTAGTCAATCAACTGTTTCTTAAAGATCGCGTGAATGTACCGCTCCAAAATCGGAGTATCTGGATTTTTCGTTAAGTATATAGGGTTTTTGAATCGCCACGGTTCCGGCAGGGCCATCTCTGCCAGCATATCAAGCTGGGAGTACCAGTTCGGGACGTAGGCGAAGGAAAACAAATCTGGCATGAATATCAT